TTAGACATTGATGGTCTGGCCATTGCGGAAGGTCACATCGATGTTGCCCTCGCCGTTTACTGTGAGGCAGTCGGTCAGGGCATTGAAGCTGTCGAGGGAGAACTCGGTCAGCTGCTCCGGCATCTTCTCAAAGGCGGTCAGGAAATCCTCGACACTGGCTTTCTGCGCCTGCGTCTGGCTGATCTGCTCGTTCAGCTCGTCAAGTCGGGCTTTGAGGGTTTCGTACCGGGCGGTCAGATCGTCGTACTTTTTCTGGTAGGCCTTTTGGTCGAGGGCGACATGGGCGTTTTCGTAGATGTTTTGCTGGACGGCATCGGAAACTACCTGCGCTTCCTCAAGGAGCCTGTCGCGCTCGGCCTCGGCCTTCGCAGTGTCAAAGAGCAGCGCCATCATCTCGCGTCCGTTGGCGATGACCGCATCCTTTGTGGCCAGCAGCTTGTTTGCCGCCGACAGGAAGGCATCCTGAATCTGCTCGTCCGTAAGGTGCGGTGTGGAGCAGCGCTTGTCGCCGTCGAATTTGTGGTTGCACTGCCAGATGATCCTGCGGTACTTGTCGGTCGAGTGCCAGACCTTTGAGCCGTACCAGCTCCCGCATTCTCCGCAGCGGATTTTGCTGGAAAATGGGTGCACGCCGCTGTGGTACTTCTTGCCTCTGCCGCGCTTGGCCATCTCACGCTGTACCATATCGAATTTCTCCGGCGGGATGATGGCCTCGTGGTTTCCTTCCACGTAGTATTGAGGAATTTCGCCCTCGTTCTTCTTTTGCTTCTTCGTCAGGTAATCGACCGTGAAACACTTCTGCAGCAGAGCATCGCCTTTGTACTTCTCGTTGCTTAAGATGCTCTTTACCGTGGAAATGCTCCACTTGTCCTTGCCGCCGGGTGTCTTGATGCCGTCGTCGGTGAGCTTCTGCGCGATGCCGTGGTAGGTCAGGCCTTGCAAGAACATGTCGTAAATGCTCCGGACGACCTCTGCCTGTTCCGGGTTGACCACCAGCTCGCCGTTTGCGCCTCTGTCGTAGCCGAGGAAGCGGTTAAAAGGAATGGTGACCTTGCCGTCTGCAAAGCGCTTTCTCTGTCCCCATGTACAGTTCTCGGAAATGCTGCGGCTTTCCTCTTGCGCCAGCGAGCTCATGATGGTGATGAGAAGCTCGCCCTTGCCGTCGAAAGTCCAGATGTTTTCTTTTTCAAAATAGCACTCTACGCCGTGTTCTTTGAGCTGCCGGATGGTCGTCAGGCTGTCTACGGTGTTTCTGGCAAAGCGGCTGACGCTCTTGGTGACGATCAGGTCGATCTCACCGGCCAGAGCGTCAGCGACCATTTTCTTGAAACCCTCGCGGTGCTTGGTGCTGGTGCCGGTGATGCCCTCGTCGGTGTACACGTCCACGAACTCCCAGTCGTCGCGGCTCCTGATGTAATTGGTGTAATAATCGATCTGCGCCTCGTAGCTTGTAAACTGATCGTCGTGGTCAGTCGAGACGCGGGCGTACCCGGCGACCTTACGCTTTTTCTGCTCCGTAATAGGAGAAGCGGTAAAGCGCGTCAGCGTAGCCGGGATCGTCTTTACTTTTTTGCCTTGGTTGATGCCCAATATCTCTCACTCCTTATCTTTTTCATCGTTTCGCTCATTTTCCGGCGACGCTCCTCTGTGAAGCTGGCCTTGATGGCCTCGGTCTGCTTTTTCCTGCGTTCCTCCGTCCATCCCGGCATCCGGCGCTTGGTGCTGTAGGTCAGGGCTTCCTCATGGCCGTCGTAGAAGCAGAAGGTGATGTGGCCGCCCGGCGCGATGGTGATGTGGTCGATTTTCTCTTTGAAAAGCTCCTCGTCGAATTCCTCAAGGCCGAGCGCCTTTGCAGAAAGCTCCCGGAGCGTGTCCTCATGGATGCAGTTGTTGCTGCAGGTGTTCGTGGTGGCGCAGGCGTAGAGGTAGTATTTCTCGCCTGTGGATTTCGTTCGCGTCTGTCTGCGGTAGTTGTTGCCACACTCGGCGCACTTGATTTTTGCTGTGAAGCAGGTAGCTCCCTTCGGGTTGGTGCCTTTTTTCCTGCGCTGCTTGGAGACCTTAGCGCGGTATTCCGCTGTCCAGCAATCCTGATGGCCGGTGTTCGGAGCATCTTTCCGGATGCAGGTTCCGTCCTTCAGGAAGAAGTCCAGCGTGTATTTTTCCGGCACCTCGATGTGATCCACCTTGTCGAGGAAGACCTCCTCGTCAAGCTCTTCAAGGCCGAGGACTTCGTAGCAGGCCTTCTCCAATGCCTTCTGGCTGATGGTGCCGCCGACCGGGCAGCCAGCTCCGACCTTCTTTTTCTTTTTGCTTCCGCAGTTCCAATACTCCTGATAGTGGCCATTCTTCGTGCGCCGGTTGTGCATGTAACTGTAGCCGCAATACGGGCACTTGATCTTGCCGGTAAAGCAGCAGATGTTCAGGCTCTTGTTGGCAAGGGCTCCAAGCTCCCTGCGTCTGGCCATCTCTTCTTGGACGTACTGGAAGGTCTCCATGTCGATGATGGCCTCGTGTGTGTCCTCGATGAAGTATTGCGGAAGCTCGCCACGATTCTTTTTACGCTTCTTGGAAATTGGGTCTGAGATGTATTCCTTCTGCAGGAGCATGTTCCCGGTGTAGGTGATGTTGGAAAGTACCACCTTGAGGTTGGAATCCACCCAGCGGCAGCCGTCCCTCGTGGTAATTCCCTCAGCGGCAAACTCGCGCTCGGTTTCGAGGCGGGACTTCCCATCAAGGAAGTTCTGGTAGATGCGCTTTACGATGGCGGCTTCCTCCGGGACGATGACGAGCTGGTCACCTTCCCAGCGGTAGCCGTACACCCGGAAGTGTCCGTTCGGGATTCCCTGCTCCATGCGCTTGCGGGTTCCCCATTTCACATTGTTGCTGATGCTTTCCGATTCCGACTGTGCGAAGGAAGCAAGGAGCGTCAGCATAACCTCGCCGTCTCCGGAGAGGCTGTCGATGTTCTCTTTTTCAAAGCGAACGCTGATACCCAGCTCCTTTAAGTGCCGGACGGTCTTTAAAAGGTCTACGGTGTTGCGGGCAAATCTTGAAATGCTCTTTGTGAGCACAATATCGATTTTACCGGCCTCGCAGTCTGCGATCAGGCGCTGGAACTCGTCACGCTTTTTGGCACTGGTTCCACTTATGCCTTCGTCAGCGTAGACGCCGACGTATTCCCACTCCGGGTTCTTTTGTATAAGCTCCGAGTAGTAGCTAACCTGAGAGGAGAGGGAATGGTGGAGCCGCTCTGTTTCCATTGACACGCGGGCGTAGGCTGCGACCTTTTTTCTGGCCGGAAGCACCGGTATCTGCGGCTCAATCTTCGTGATTTTCGCCATTTTGAATCACTCCTTTCCGGTACTATACATCACTCTAAAAGCCTTATTTATCAAGCGTTTTCGGGAAATAATGTGCCGAAAATCGGCTGGTATTTCTCCCGCATTTTTGTATCAATTATGGCGTACTGTTCCTCGGTGATAAGGCCGTTTTTTAGCATGTTCTGAAACATATTCATGCTGGCCTGATAGAGCTTTTCGCGCTCGAACTGATCCTCATTCATGGCTGCCACCTCCGAAGCGTCCGGTGATGTAGCAGGAATGTGAGCAATACTTCCGGCTCTTGTTTCCGTAGGCCGTGAATGGCTTTCCGCAGCATGCGCAGGTGAAGGAGTACATGGCCTTCCGGTTGACGGCCTCCGGATGCGTGTTCCACCAGCTCTGGCAGCATTCGTCAGAGCAGAACTTGACCTGCTTCCTTCCGGGCACCTGCACGATGGGCTTTCCACAGTTTTTACAGCAGCCGACATCCGGCTTATCTATATTTGCCTGCGTGGCTTTCGCACCGGTGAGCCCATTCCTGTGGCAGTAGGACACCACCTGATTTTTCGTAAGGCCGAGGGCGTTTGCTATATTGGCATAACCGAATCCGGCAGTGCGGAGCTCGGCTATTCTTTTCTTCTGATCACTGGTCATGATGCTTTCACCTCCAGTTTCCACTGGAGGTGAACTGCCGATTTGAGCGGAGGAAAATAAAAAAAGCCTGCGGGCATTCCGAAGAACACTCGCAGGCATAGCAGACTTGGTATTCAGTTATTTCACTCTGATCTTCCAGCCGGTCAGAATGAGGTTTACGTTCTTGATGAGCGTGGGATTGAGCTTCTGGATCGCAGAAACGCTGGTGCCGTACTTCCGGGCGATGGCAGAAAGGGTATCTCCGCTTTTTACCGTGTAGTAGACAGGAGCCGCTACCTGTTTTTTCACCAGCTCATTGACCTTGGCCTGTACGGCGGAGTAGTCATATCCGGCAGCGGTGAGGCGTTCCTTGCGGTCAGTGCCGTTTCCCCATTTGCCGTCCAGCACCTCTTGCGCCAGCTCATCCACGGTCTTTGTGGGCGTCGCCGGAGTGGGAGCAGCGGAGCCGGAGCTATACTTCGGTACGCCGTAACCACGGATATATTTTCCGTTTACCTGCAGCGTGCGTCTTCCGACGGCGTTGCTCTTGTTTCCCTCGATGACGGTAATGGTACTGCTGGAAACGGTCTCCACGATACCGACGTGATCTGGCCATCCGGTGTTATCGCCGCTGCCGGAGTCCTGCCAGTCATAGAAGATGACATCACCGGGAGAAGGAACATAGGCATCGTTTTCTACCCACTCGCCGAGCTTCTGGAAAAGCTGGATCATCTGACCGCAGCCACACTCTGTGGGAAGGATATCTGTCACGCCGCACTTGATGGCGACAGCAGAAACAAAGGTGGCGCACCATGCGTCCGTGTAAGCGACCGCATATCCTCTGGCGAGAGGCTTGTGGCTGTTATAGACATCAATGATCTCTTTGTGGCTGCCGTCGGCTTCCTTCTTGCCAAGCCACGCTCTGGCCTGAGCGACTACCTTGTCGCGCTGGGAGCTCGCAACAGGAGCTGGCGTGCTTTCCTCAGATGCGGTCTTCGTATAGCCATTGAAGCCGCCGCTCTTGATGATGGCCGGATAATCTACATAGGCGTAATCCAGATCCACGTTGCCGCTGATACCATCCACAGAGCCCTTGGAAGAATACTGCCAGATGCCGTAGTCGCCCTTATAGGAACATTTGCTGGCATACTGCGCTACCCAGTGGGCGTATGGTGTGAGCTTTGAATCATCCATGCGCTCTTTGAAGCCGGAAACAGCAGAGCCGTAAATGCCGACGAAGTATCCGGCATCTTCCATCGTCTCGCAGAAAGCAATCGTGGCCTCCGTGATACCGACCTTGGCGGAGGCGGGCTGTGCCTCGTTATCCATATAGACCGGGTATTCCAGCTGCTTGCCCTTCAGGATTTGCAGGAAGCGTTCAGCGTCCGCTTTTCCGGCGGCAGCGGTCACACAGTCCTTGCCGACGAAGTAATATGCGCCGATGGGAATACCGGCAGCCTTCGCATCTTTGTAATTTGCTTCCCATTTGCTGTCCGTATAAAAACCGGCATCGGAGCCACCAGCCTTGATGATGGCAAACTCGATACCGGCCTTTTTGACCTTATTCCAGTCAATGGTTCCCTGCCAATGACTGACGTCGATTCCTTTTTTCGTCATGTTATTTTTCCTCCTCATCGTGACGGTCGTGGAGCTGCTCCAAGACCTCTTTCAATTTCTCCGGTACCGGCAGGCCGAGATGTGCTGCGTTCTCCGTCAGAGACAGGCCTTCATTGGACAGGTAGAAAAAGATGATCGCCGTGCGAATCACTCCCGGATGACCGAGTACCTGAACATCTATGACGTTTCCAATGCCCACCAACAGGAAAATCAGCACCTTGCGGCAGATTCCCTTAAAGCCGACCTCGCTTGAGAGCTTCTTATCGGCAATCGCACACATGATGCCGGTCAGGTAGTCGCAGACCACAAAGATGATGAGCGCGATAAGAAGCCCGTCGCAGCCGCCGAGGAAATAGCCGAGCCAGCCCCCGACAGCGGCAAATACCAGTTGGATCGTGTTCCAGAATTCTTTCATGAGAAAATCCCTCCTTTGTGCAAAATAAAAGCCGCCTGCATCATGCAGACAGCCTCGTGAACTGTATCCGTGTATGAAGTTATATTTGTTTTGGCAGCGCCTCCCAGAGCCGCATATCCTCCTGCCCAAGTGACCACATGGCAAAGCCTCTCACTCCCCAGCGGTAGGCCGCTTCATTTGCCCAGTAAACGAGTGAATCCACATCCTGATAGTAGAGGATGGAAAAGCCGTCTGCGTCTCCGAGAAAGAGCCGCGCTATCCAGATATCGATATCCGTTGGTGTGATGGTCACCATATAATCGTTGCCGCAGGTCAGAGCAAGCTCGTGGGAGTGGTAGAATTCATAGTCCAGCGAAATGTTCTCGCTGCGTGTCGCATCCTCCTCGATATCCGAGGTCAGTGTAAACACCTGAAATTCGCAATCCCACGTAACATTCGACCGGCTGATCCTGCCGTATTGTGTAACAGTTCCGTCCGGGAAGGTGACATCAAAGCGCTCATATGGCTCATAAGTCCATGCATCGCCAAGGCGGAGGAGCTCACAGACCGTCCGGTTATCTGACCGGTATCCGGCATAGCCTCCGGAAAAGCCGCTGATCGTGGCCGTGAAGCGCAGCGTATAGGACGAGCCGGAATAGACGCGCACCTTGTTCCCACGGATACGCATCTCGACCGTGTACATGGATGGATCAGTCCGAAGGTCGGCTGTTGCAGTACGTTCTATGGTCTGGCTGTAGCTTCCAAGAAGCGTGCTGCCGTTATAAAGCTCTACGGCCTGTGAATCGTAATTCAGGCAGCAGAACAGATCGCCGCAGAACACTCCGGCCTTGCCGCTTCCTGTCGCCGGGAAGGCCAGCCTTGCCCGCAGGTGAATATCGGAAAAGCCGTCGTATCGCCATGCGAGCTTCCCGGAGCCGTCAAGTTGGGAGTAGACGCGGCTTTCGGAATATTCATCCTCGCGCCATACCGTCCAAGAGCCTGAAAGCGTCGTATAGTAGTTTGTCTCCAGTACACCGTAGTCCCGGAAATCCTCATACCAGATGAGGGCAGAGTCCGGCTTTCGCCTGAGCATCTCGCAGGTGAGCTTGAAAGCCCTGTCCGGCTGACACTCGTTGCCGTCCACATCGATAAAGTGACGCGGAGAGAGCGTAAAGGTCGCGCTGCCCGCAGAGGGAGCTTCTGAAAAGCTGCTGCAAACACGGTAGCCGTAAAATTGCACGCCTTTCACATCCACGGATATTACGATGGTGTGCGTCCCGGCAGATAGTGAAATGCTGCTGGCAAGTGTCGCCCAGAAGGTGCTCCTCCAATACGGCCACCAGAGTCTGCTTTCCGTAAAATGCGTCGTATTGCCGTCAATCGAAACATAGATGCCGTTCTTATCCCAGAAGGGATAGCAGAGCCGGATGGCGATGTCATAGGTTCCGGAGCTTGAAACGGAAAAGGTATAGGTGGCAGCGCCAGCGTCACCGAGAGTAGCTACACCGTTTTCAAAGGATACGATACCGGAGTAGGTGCTGGTTGTTCCGTCCGCGTCCGCATAGATGGTGCCGAACTCTGTGTGCTGCTCTTTGCTGTAGGCTGTCAGGTAGTGCCGCCTGTTATAGGTTCCGTTCATCAGCGGATACTCGTAGCTTGTGGCGTCCCGGCCTTCCATGAAGTCGTAGACCTGCGGCAGCGCCCAAGGCACCATATCGTAATCATCCCAGTATGCGAGGATCGGGATGAAGGGCTGCGGAGGAGCATCGTCCGTAAAGTTATACTGCCCGGTCATCCAGTTCTTTGCCGCGTAGTAGGTATTTGACGTTCCGCGATAGGTTTTACCGAGGTTTGCAGGAAGATCATAAATCTGCCAGTTCCAGCCGTATGCAGGCAGGCCGAAGAAGATCTTCTCTGGATTCATGACCGTGACCGCATAATCGTAAATGCCCTCAAGCCAGTCCCTTGGAGAGACAGCGCCGGGAGCAGAGCCCGCCCACGCCATACCGTAGCTCATGATGGCCGCCGTATCGCAGTAAGCGTCGAGGTCGCCATACACGCACCAGTTTTCGCCGCCGACCGAACCGTTAATGGAATTCATACCCGGAAGGCAGATGTTCATGAGCTTGCTGCTGTCATAGCCTTTTACCGTGTTGTAGATATTCCGAAACATCGCCGTGGAGGCAGCGTGCGTGGAATATCCGTCGCCTTTCTCAAGGTCGATGTCAATGCCGTCACACCACGGATATTTTTCCATGATGCGGACAATCTCTGAAAGAAAGGTATCCTGAGCGCCGTCCGTATTATCCCGGAGGGCTGCAAAGATACTGTTCGTGCCATCGTTAGATATCGTCAGCAGCCATTTGATGTGCGGCCATCGGTTGATGTAGGTCAGCATATTGGAAATGGCCACGCCGCTTTCCGTGATGATACCGGTGCGCGATACCTTAAAAGAAAAGAGACCAACCTGCGAGAGGCGGTCTCCATATGCGGCAAGCGCCTGATACATTCTGGAATTGCCCATGAATGTCCAGACCATGCACTTGCGGCCTTTCAAATAATCATAGCTCACAGGGCATCACCTCCGTCCTGCATTTCCTGAAATTCCACATAGATGCGAGCCGACTTTTTATCTTCGACCGTGATCGGGTGCTTGCTGTCACCGGCAGCAGAGTATTGGAAAAAGCCATCCTTGGTGGTCTCCGATCCGTTTTTGAGGCACTCCCTCGTGGAAGCGAAAAGGTCAAACTCATCACCGGCAGATGCTGCGGCTTTGAAGGTCGCCTTATGGGCACCTTCACCCAGCGCAAGCGAGATGCTTCCTGCAGCCATTGACTGAATCGGATAGACCTTGTAGTCGAGACCGGCAGCGGTGGAGCCGAGGTTGAAAATGACGCAGGTCGCAGCGGAGCGGACGATGCCGTTATAAAACCTCTTGCCGGTTGTGGCATCATCCCCGTCGTATTTTTCCAGAAGTGTTCCGGTGTTTATGACAAAGCCGGTGACCTTGTCGCCTTCCTGCAGCATGAGGTCGGTAAACCAGACTGAGCCGGTGCAATCTGTGACGGTGGGTTTTACCGAGATATTTACGACGCGCTTATCCTGCTTTTTTGTAATTGTCTCTGTAAAGCGTGTAAACTCCGGCATTTATCCGTCCTCCGTCCATTGAATTTCTGATACATGACCTACCCAGCCAGTTGCGATGGAGCCACCCTGCAGGAGCATATCTGTGATATAGACAGTGCCGGTGCAGTCAGTCACGCATACCCGGATGGTGATCTTTGTTACGCGACCATATTGAGGAGAGACGTCCTGCGCCACGTGTGTAAATGAAGCCATAGCAATCCCTCCCTCAGATCAGGTCAATAAATCGTGTTTCCGTTGTGCCATCCTCGTATTCGAAGGTCACCTCAATGCCCACCTGTCCGTTCGTGCCTTTTACGAGATTCTCGGAGGCAATTTGCGCCGAGAAGGTATAGCACTGCCGGTTGGCGGGCGTTATGGTCTGCGATAGGCTCTTTGTAGTATTCATAGCGCCTTCGCATTTGAAGGAGGCCGTGCCGGATACGCCATTGTCCGCATCCACACTGAAACCGGAGTTCTGCCAGTAGGTCAGGCCGGAGTCTGCTCTGGAATTGCGCAGGTGGTTAAAGGGCACCAGATCCTTCATTTCCTGACTGTCGATGAGGTCGGTTGACTCCAGCGTGTCGGCAGCACTGTCCCAGCGGGAAGAGGAATCACCCAGTTCCCGGAGTGTGGTGGAAAGCTCCAGCACGGTATTCCAAGGCTCCTGCAGGTTGTATTCCCTGCGGACGATTCTGGTCTTTACAGACAGGTTCAGGTCGTCGTCCTTCACCATGACCGTATCGCCGAGCTCCCAAGTTTCATGCTCGTAGCCGGTCAGCACCGACAGATCCATCGCATTTAGCACATAGGAAATACGCGGAGAGGCGTAGTCCGCAAGACGCATGTTGGCATATTCCAGCATCTGATACGGATTGGTGAAGTTCGAGCAGTCCAGCGTGGCAATTCGTATCTCGGAGGTATAGGTCGTGTCCTGCACATACTCGTTGCCGCCATTGATTGAAGCAAAGGTCATGCCGTCCTTCCCGTAGGCATAAAGTCTTGTTATCAGGCTGGTCGTATCAATGACACGCTGGATAGATTTCATATTTTTCCTGTAGCAGAACAGCACGCCGGAATCCTCACCGGAGAAGGTCAGGAGCTTCACGATCCTGTTTGCGTTATCAAAAATCAGGTCGCCGCCGTGAATATTTTGTACTGCCCGCAGAATCGCCAGTGCGTTTTTCTCAGAGCAAGTCCATGTGCGCTTTGTGGAGACATTGACCGTTCCCACATCCCAGTCGGTTCCCTGCAGGGCGTAAGCCATCGGTACATCTGCCGTATCTGCGTTAAAGGTAATCTCATCCTTCTTTACGGAGTAGGCAAGATCATAGAATGCCGCCTCCGCGTAAACCGTGGTGATGGCCTTGCCGCTTTCTTCCTTGTCGTCCGTAATGGTGCGGATGCGGTAGGTGTCACTGACAATGCGCACGGTCTTTTCGTTATCGATATAGGTGCGTTTGCTATCCTGAAACGGCAGCTTAAATTCCAGCTCATCCACGCCGTTGATCTCACTGGTCACGATGATGTCGTAGGCATTATCCAGTACAGCCTCCACATTCCCGTCCGAGTCCAGAATGACCGGCCTTGCATAGCCGAGCTTGGTGTAGAGCGGCTTTGGATTATCGTACAGGCTGATGGAGACAAGCGTAGGTGTTCTTGCTGTATTTGTTGTAGCAAGCGTCACGCGGTATTTGATGTATTTCTTTGCGGGAGATTCCAGCTCGCCGTTTGCGCCGACAGCCTGCCACTCTGTCCAAGTGGTGAGGTCGTCGGAGGTAGCTGTTTCCACAAGCGAGATAGAGGTCTCTCCCGGAGAATAATCCGCCTTCACAGAAACTCTGCCGTTACCAGTTACGCCACAGTTCCTTGCTGCAGTAATGAGCTGTCCGCTTGACGGATAGACAGAGTCTGTGGCTCTAAGCGTGACTACATCTGCTGTTGTCAAGCCGTCTACATCACCCGTCAGATCTGCGCCGTTTGCGGAGAGCGACTCCAGAAAATATTCTGCAAGGTCATCTGCTGTAAGATCAGAATCGCAGTCGAGGAACCAGTCATCAAAGCCTCCTGCATACCAGTAGGAATCTGCGTGCATTCCCCAGATGAGGTCGGCTACGCATGAGCGGTTCAGCTCTCCAGTAAAGGTCAGCACGCTTGACTGCCATACCGTGCCGGAGCTCTTATCGCCAAGGATATACTGCGCTGTCTTGGCGTTTGGCTTAATCACACAGGAAATAAAGTACCAGTACCCGTTTAGCAAAGAGAACGATGGTGTCACCGATGTATCGAGGATCAGAGAACCAGAGGAGTTATACAGCATGATCCTTGGCTTTCCTCTGATCAGCGACAGATAGAAAATCGGCTGGCCAGAGCCATAGCGGGTATTCAGGATCGGAGTATAGGTATTGCCGACCGAATATGTCGTAGGCTTCATCCAGCCGCCGACCACGATGGTATCACCGAGGTCTGAAAAGATGCTGCCGTCGTTTTCCACCTTCAGATAGGTTTTCTCCGAAGAAGGATTGTTGATGTTCATCTGAAAGTAGCGACCGAAGTTGCCGGTTTTCAGATCAGCAGTGGTGCCGCTCCAGTTATGGATATAGGCCTTGCGATCCTTCCCGGAGGAGTCTGCAAGATAATTATTGGAATCCGGCTCAGATTCATTGAAGCGCCAGAGGCCGTCCGGAGCCCATGCAGCCGGGAACTCACCGGTGAAGGCATCTTGGGTGTTCAGTATATTTTTAAGAGCCATGCAAAATCACCTCCAGCGGCTTCTGGCCTGAATGTTCAGTTCCGTAAATGTTGTATTGGTACCGACCGCAGTAATCACGATGGTATTATCTCCGGTATTTAAGACCGGGAAGTTCAGCTCCGACAGAAGCGGGAGACCGTTTCGGAGTGTTTCACCGTTGGAATCAACCACCTTTGCCGTCATAAGGTCAGAGTCAATAATCAAGGTTTCTCCGGCGGCAAGCCGTCCAGTGATCTGAAGCTCGCTGCCATTTGTGGTTATGGAGATGTACGAGTCCGTCCCGGAAGGGATCACACCCTTTAAGGAGTAGACCGGATAGGACTCGATATTTCCAAGAGCGCGGGAAGCGGTAAAGGTTCCGGCTTCCGCAAAATCAAAGGTCTCGTCCGATATGGCATAGCCATAAGGGTCTGGGCAGAAAAATTCCAAATCGAAGGTGCAGGAATTACGAACTGCCCGGTCAAAGGAAAATCCGGACGTAAGCCTTGCTTCATACACCCGTCCCGGCTCCTTATCCAGAATGAGCTGGCAGAGGCCATTGTCCGGATTGAGCCACTCGATAATATCGTCCTTCTTTGATAGAAACTGCGCGTCTGTCTCTCCCGGAGGAATAAAGCAGGAAATCAGTATCTTTCGTTCGGATACCGTTTCTCCGAAATCAAATACGCCATGTCGTCCGGGCATGGTGATCGTGTTGTTCCGAAGCTCCGGCATCCGATATTCGTTTGTAATCCTTGTCGCAAGTCCCATAGACTGGGAGGTTGTTCCGTTAAATGAAAATCCCATATTACACCAGTCCTTTCGCCCTGCGTCCGGCAGTCAGCAGCGTATTGAGCTGCTGTGAAATCTTTCGGATATCGTCATCGCTTCTGACGCTCATCTCCTCAATATTGATAAGTGGCTGGTCACCGGAGAGGGTGAGCGTGGCGCTCTTTACTGCGTCCTGAATCATAGAGCGCAGCGAGCTCACACCGACCACAGCCTCATCACCGGCCTCGCCGCCGCCAAGCAGTGTGCCGCCGCTCTGGCCGAAGATGGTCGCGTCCTTTAGGATCATGCCGCCGGACATCGCCTTCTTATACCAGTCAACAGAAAAGTGCGGTATGGACGGCGGGTTCAGCGAAAAGCTGCCCGTTATGGAAAAGTGCGGCAGCTTGATCTTCGGCAGGCTCCAGCTGAAGTTGAATACCGATTTCAGCTTATTTACAATGCCGGAAACGGTGCTCCAGATCGTATTGAACACATTGGAGATCGTATTTTTGATCCCGTTTACGATATTGGAAACCGTACTCTTGATCGCATTAAAGCCATTACTGATGCCGGACTTCATGGTATTCACCACATTCATGACCGCGCTTTTTATGCCGTTCCATACGGAAGTGACCACGCTCTTTACGGCATTGAAAATCGTAGAGGTTGTGGTCTTGATGGCATTCCAAGCCGTGGTGATGACGGTCTTTATAGCGTTGACGACAGTCTCGACCGCCGTCTTTATCGCGTTCCAAACAGTAGTCACCACGGTCTTTATCACATTCAGGACGGTCTCGATAATCGTCTTGTAGATATTGAAGTAGGTGGTCACCACGGTTTTTATGGCATTGAATATGGTTTCAAAAAAGCTCTTGATGCCATTCCAGATAGTGGAGATAACCGTCTTTATGGCATTCATCACGGTTTCGACCGTGGTTTTTATTGTATTCCAAGCCGAAGACAGAAAATCCTTAATTGCTGTGACGACTGTCGTAAAGGTTCCGCTGATAGCCTCCCATATACTGACGAAGAAGTCCTTGATCGCCGTCCATACAGTAATGGCGATTTCCTTAACCTTCTCCCAGAGGTTGATCCAGAACTCCCGGAAGCCTTCGCAGTTGTTCCACAGGTAGATGAAGGCAGCCACCAGAAGGCCGATGGCTGTGATGATCAGACCTATCGGATTTGCCGCCATAACAGCATTGAGGCCTGCCATCGCTGTCTTTACTCCGGCCATAGCGGAGGTGACAGTCGGGATAATCGTCATAATTGTGCCGACGGCGGAGATCACCTTGCCGACTATTACAAGTACCGGGCCGATTGCAGCTGCCACAAGTGCAATTTTTATAATCATCTGCTGCATAGGCTCTCCGAGGTTGTTCCACCATTCGGCGAGGGATTTTAGCTTATCAGAAAGCTCCTTTAAGACAGGCGCGAGCACAGACATCAGGGAGTTGCCGACCTCCGCACCGGTTTCCTTCAGAGAGTTCATGGTCATCTGGAACTGGTCAATCGGGTCGAGGGTCTCATTGAAGGTGTTCTCAACACTTCCTTCAAAATCGCCAAGGAAGCCGGAGAAATCCGACAGGTTGAGCTTGCCGGTCTGCACGGCATTGTAAATGGAGGCACCGGCCTTACTGCCAAAAAGGTCATAGGCCGCCTGTAGCTTTTCTGCATCGCTTCCGCTTCCCTGCATGGTCGCAGAGAAGTCAGCAAGTGCCTGATCCAGTGTTTTGCCGTCTGCCGTTGCATTCTTCATGGCGGTCTTTAAGCCCATCATGGCGGCAGAGGTATCAAGACCGGACATTTCCACCATGCCCATAAAGCCAGCGGCTTGTTGGGCGGTGAGTCCCATTTCCTTCAGCTGCGCGGCATTGGAGGAGAGTGCGTTTGCCAGCGTATCCATATCAATGCCGGTGGCCTGACCGGTAGCATTTAAGGCGTCCAGAAGGTTATCTGCCTCAGAGGCGTCCATACCGAAGGCGTTCATGACGGAGGATACATTGTCGATAGATGTCGAAACGTCGGTATCGTTGAGCTGGGCAAACTTGATGAATTTTGCCGAGAGATCATCCAGCGCCTGTCCGGTCAGGCCGAAACGCGTGTTGACCTCGCCGACAGCGGCACCGGCAGTTTCGAAGTCCGTCGGTATCTCTGTGGCGAGGTCTTTTACGATCTGGCACATATCCTCCAGCTCATCGCCGGTAGCGCCAGTTTTCTGCGCAACGATGTCGAGGCCAGCGTCCACCTCGTTAAAGGCTGCAATGGAGGCAGCGCCGATGGCGACAATGGGAGCTGTGACATGTGTCGAGAGGCTTGTGCCGACATCAGATATTTTCCCGCCGACCTCCTGCAGCTTGGAGCCGGTCGCCTTGAGTGTTGCGGTGATTGAGGTATCTGTTTCCCGACACTGCTGTTCGAGGTTTTTGAGCTCGTTTTCGGTCTCTATGATCTCACGCTGCCATGCATCATATTGCTGCTGGGTGACGGTACCGTTTTTAAGTCCAGCATCCATCTG